CGACCATCTTCTCGCCCTATGGCACCTCGCCCATTGAGTTCATCATGATGACCGTCAATTTAGCTCTGCGACGTGATGTACATCACGTCAGTTACTTCACCGAAGGTAACGTACCCGAGGCGCTAGTGGGTGCGCCGTCGAGCTGGACCCAGCAGCAAGTAGAGACCTGGCAAAAATATTGGGATGCAATGGTACAGGGCAACATCGCAGAGATGCGGAAGATGCACTTTGTACCCCTGGAAGGTGGCCGCGGCTCGGTACCCGTTTACGAGTTTCGCAAGGACGATGTCAACCAGACCGTGCAAGACGAGTGGCTACTAAAGGTGGCCTGCTGGGCCTTTGGTAATAGTCCAGCCGAGTTCGGTTTGGTCACTGGGTCGGCCGGATTGGGCGGCGCTGGCTACATGGAAGGTCAGGAAAATATCCAATACCGGTCGATGATCCGGCCGATCACTCAATATCTGGAGCGGCTGATAACCGGTATTATCCAGCGGCAAATGAAGCAGCCGCTGCTCAAATTTATTTGGACTGGCCTGGAACCGCAGGGCGATAAAGTTCAGCAGGCCCAGGTGGATCAGGCCTATATCAATGCCCGGGTTTACGGACCGGGGTATGTGCGGCGTCGGCTGGGGATCAAGGACGAAGAGGCGCAGGTGGTAGAGCCAGCCTTTTCGCCTGTCGCTATACCGCCGGGGTTTGGCACTCCTGCCGGCTCGCGGGAGGAGCCGGCCGAGAAGTTTTTTCAAGGTTACGGTTGAAGGGAACGACCCTGATATCGACCGCAAGCAGGACGCAATAGACGCCCTCAGGGCGAGTCTAAATAGGTACTTTGCCGGTTTACAAGACCGGCTGATCGAGGTAGTTCAAAGTGTTACCGGCTGATTTTTGGGAAACTGAAGAGAGATATCTGTTGGCGGTGCTGGTAGACGCCTTAACCCAGGCGGCTATCGATGGCGCGCAACTGGCCTTCGGATTCAGTAATGAACTGGCCAACAGTCGCGCGGCCCAATGGGCCAGGCAGCACACGGACGATCTGCTGCAGCTGCTGGGGACCACCTCGCAGCGCGTGGTAGGCGAACGGATCGAGGAGTGGGTCCGTCGGCCGGGATCGACGATTGGTGAGCTAGTGACCTCGATCAAGGAGGGGATGAGTACATCCGACACCAGAGCCAGCACTATTGCCGTGACCGAGATCACTCGAGCTTACGCTGCCGGCAACCGGATTGGGTTTGAGCAAGCCGGCGTCACTGATTGGCGCTGGCAAACTAATAATGATGAGCTGGTCTGTCCAGTCTGTGGACCGCTCAATCAGGTTATTAAGTCGATCGGTGATGTCTTTGGCGTGTTCAACGGTCGGCCTTTTACCCAGCCGCCGGCCCACCCAAATTGCCGCTGCTGGATGACGCCGGTGGTAAAAACAGACCGACCGCTGCGTCCGCGGCCGCCGGCGCCTGATGCGATCGCGCCGATACCGCAAGCGGCCGAGCCGGAGCCGCCGAAGCCGGGCACGTTCCAAAATATGCTGCAAGTTGAAGATTGGATTGAGGACCATCCTAATTTCGATTGGGACCTAGAAGGAGTGAAAGGTATCGAGCAGGCCAACCGCGTCTTAAGCGAGATAAGCACGATTATCGAGAAGCATCCTCAGATTCAATTCGACATGGTCAAAGCGCACGTCGACGCGGTTTTACCAACACTTCGCCAATTTGACCATCTTAGCGAGCGGTGGCCAGAAGTGGCAAAGCGGCTGCGCTACATTGGCACCTACGAAGGAGGCAATTCCATCCTGCCCTTCTATCCGTGGGAAAAACGGGTTCATGCTCACGCCAGTCGTGATAGTCTTCGAATTGGACTCAATCCTCGATACTATGGCGATCCAAAGATGTTTAAGGCGAGCCTGGATGACGGCGAGAGAACGGGCTGGTCTCCGCCTGGTTGCAATTCCATCGAGTACGTTTTTACACACGAGTTTGGCCACCAGGTAGATAACTGGCTAGGGACTAGCCATGATGTTTTTGTAGACTACGGAGTGGTAGACACGGATGGCTTCGGGATCGTTTTGGAGACGCTGGGCTTATGGCGTAGCAACAACAAGGCCACTCGGAAACTGAGCCGCTACGCGCTCTATACAGAACAAGAAGGCTTTGCCGAAGCTTTCGCCTCGCTCGAGCACTCGCCGCGAAAACGCAAGACGCTTTTTACCAGGCGACTTGAGACTTTGCTTAACGAAATTGGCGATCCTAAAAAGTGGCGAAGCTCAAGTGTGGTCAACTGGTACCTGGATAGTTCGATGCAAGACAGACCGGTATTGAGGCAAAAAATAAACGAGGCTAAAAAGAAGCTAAATGTGCGGATCTTTTAGGGGGATATCAGCCGGCCAGCAGCGCGAAAAATCGGTCCGCGTACTCGACCGCGTTTTGGTCTACTGGATCAAAGCGCAGGCCATTATCGCCGGGGTGAGGTTGGCGGTGATCAAAATCGCCAACAAGTATCTCGTCTGGGATGCCGGCGGGAAAGGCCTTGCAAGTGTTGCCATCTTTCGCGCGGTTGAACCGCTTGCAAACGAGGCACGGGGGTGCAGTGATCGTCGTCATGCTCACTAGTATAGCACAGATGATTTGGAATGACTACCAAGACGCTTGATATTGAAGACCTGACTAAATTTGAGAAGGCGATCACCGAAGCGCCCGAAGTGGCGTTGCCTATCATCGAAAAAGCGATGACTAAAAGCCTGTTTTTAATCCAGGACGTTGTAGCCACCTACCCGCCGGCTACCGAAGCCAACCAGCAGGGCCGCTACAGCTTGGTCACTAAGCGGCCGATGGGCTACTACGAGCGCGGCCGGGGCTGGTGGTATCCGGTAATGCGCCAGACCAGCCTACCGGACCGGTTGGGCAAGACGCGAGGCGCGGTTAAGGCGAAGAAGCTTGCCGGCGTGGCCGGCTACAAGCTTGCCGGCGGGGGCGAGTCGGAGCTACTGGGACGCAAGTGGACCGGCGAGACCGAAGTGCAGGATCTGGAAAGGCAGACGGTTGTTGTGGGGACCGTTGGCAATACGGTCTCTTATAGTGAGTACGTCCAGGGGCGCAAGCAAAACCGGCTGCACAAGGCGCGCGGCTGGCCAACGCTGGACGGGACAATCGACAAGCTTGATGACCAGCTCAACGAAATTTTCTTAGCCGCGGCTGATGAGCTGCTGGACAAGCTAGGAGGCAGGTAATGCAGCGGTTTGTGCCGTTTAGCAAGATTGATGATGAAAAGCGGACAGTTTACGGCCTAGCCAGCGACGAGACACTCGACGCCGATGATGAGATCATCGATTACGAGGCGACAAAAAAAGCGGTCCAGGAATGGGCAGAGTGGCGCAATATCCGTGAGATGCACGGCAACAGCGCCGTGGGCGTGGCTGACGAGATCTACCTCGACGACGAGCAGCGGGCGCTACATATCGCGGCCCGCGTGGTCGACGACGCGGCCTGGGAAAAATGCAAGGAGGGAGTCTATAAGGGATTTTCAATCGGCGGCAAGGTCCTTAAGAAGGTCCTGGATATCGTTGGTGCCCGGTCTATCCGCCGAGTGGTCGATTATGTTTTGCTGGAAATATCATTGGTGGACCGGCCCGCAAATCCGTCGGCCCGGTTTAATCTAATCAAGCGTGGAGGCGCAAGTATGGAAGACGATATCAATATAGACGATGAGGAAGAGATTCCTTCGGAAAACTCTGGCGAAGGCGAAGAAACTTCGCCGGCGGAAGATGAGGAAATGATGACCCCGGAGACGGTCAAGGCGATAGTGCTGGAAATGCTCAAGGAGCTGGGGATTGTCCGCGAAGAATTCGCTCAGGCGGCTCACGTGGATGACCTGCGCAAGTCTGTCCAGAATCTGGCTCCAATTGGCGACGTGGCTGCGGTGGCCAGCGACCTCAAAAAGGCCGTGGGTGACATTGCGGCAACGGTTGCGGCCGTGGAGCAGCTTGGCGAGCGATTGGTTAGCGTTGAAAAGCAGGCGGCCGGGCAAGGTCCAGTCTTGCGCGAGATTGGCCAATTTATTACCCAACCAGGTGGGCAGGAGATGGTGCTAAAGTCTCTCTTTGAGGAGACCAATGATCCCAACCTGCGCCAGATGATTGGCCAAAAACTGGCCGAATTGCAGATCCGGGCTGCCCGGGGTAATCACATCGGACTTTAAATCAAGGATATAAGGAGAAGAAATAATGTCCATTATTACCAACTTAAGCGAGCTTACTCAAGATGCGCTCGCCGCGTTCCAGAAGGCGGCAAGGGCGCCGCAGGAAATTGAAAAGTTTGATGGCATCAACAAGGCCATCACTCAGGGTACCGGCCTGGTCTGGTACGATCTACAGGCCCCGGCCAAAAACCTCTTCCCGGTCCTGACTCCACTGCGAAATATGATCCCGCGCGTGGCCGGCCAGGGCGGCACGGCCACCAACTGGAAGCAGGTAACGGCTATTAACACCAACAGCTTACGCGGCTTTGTCCCGGAAGGTAAGCGTAACGGCGCAGTAGCCACTACCGTAGCCAGTAAATCAGCCAGTTATAAGAGCCTGGGTCTGGAAGACACGGTCACTTTTGAGGCAGAACTGGCGGCGATCAACTTCGAAAACATCCGGGCCACCACCGCGCAGCGGTTGCTCTGGGCCACGATGATCGAAGAAGAATTGGCTATTTTGGGCGCAAATAACAGCGTGGCCTTGGGCACGCCCACCGCGCCAACGGTGACGGTAGTGGACGGCGGCGGAACCATCGCCGATGCCACCTACCTGGTCTCCGTGGTGGCGCTGACGCTGCACGGCTATCTGGCCAGTTCTCTCTCCGGCGGCGTGGTTGGACAAGTGAGCGTGACGACCATTGACGGTGACACCTTCACCTACGGCGGTGGCAGTTCCGACGATAGCTCGACTACCAGCACCGGGGCGATCTCCAACGGCGGCGACAGTGCGATCCGGGCCAGCACGCCGGTGGTTGCCGGCGCCATGGCTTACGCCTGGTACGTCGGGACCTCCGGCAACCAAAAGCTTGAGGCTATCACCACCATCAACAGCGTGGAGCTGACCAGCCTGGCCGGGACCGGCCAAAACGTAACCGCAATTACGGCCGACAACAGCCAAAACACCTATGCCTTTGACGGCATCCTGAGTCAGGCGTGGGCCTCCGGCAGCAATGCCTATGTGGCCAACCTGGCCACCGGCACGCCGGGCACGGGCACGGTACTGGCCACCGATAACGCCGGCGGGATTACCGTCATCGATACGATGCTCAAACACTTCTGGGACAATTACAAGCTCAGTCCAACCACGCTCTACGTCAACGCTCAGGAGGCCAAAAACATCACAGCCAAGATCTTGGGCGGCAGCGGGGTTAACTACAACTTCTTCACCAATAACCCCGGCGGCGGGATGGGCGAACTCACGGCCGGCAGCCGGGTGGGGAATTACCTCAACAAGTTCTCGATGGGCACGGCGCCGCTAATCCCGATTGTGGTACATCCGTACTTGCCGCCTGGCACTATCCTGGCCTGCACCGAGCGGTTGCCTTATCCGATTACCAACATTCCCAACGTGATGGAGATGAAACTGCGACGGGATTACTACCAGATGGAATGGCCGCTGCGTAGGCGCACCTACGAAAGTGGCGTCTATATGGATGGCGTACTCGCGCACTACTTCCCGCCGTCCATCGGCATCATCACCAACATCGCTAACGGGTAAGCTGATGGCCACAAAGAAGACGGTTGACCCTTCGCCCCAACCGGGAATGAAGACCTTTGCTCTCAATCCGGACAGCCCGTTAAGCTCGCTGACGGCGTTGTGCTGCGGCAATGATCAGTATCCGGTCAAGGACGGGGTGATTGAGCTTCCGGCCGGCCAGACCTGGTATGAGTATCTGGTCAAATCCGGCGACCTGGTGGAGCAGTAGCAATGGATTACACCACAGTTGCCCAGGTTAAAGCAGCCCTGGGAACAACTGAAGTCGCCGATGATGCGATTTTGGCTACAACCATTACCGCAGCCAGTCGGGCGATTGATAAGCATTGCACCGGCGCGGTGCAAGCGGCGGACAACTACTTTGAACTGGGCAACGTGGCAAACGAGCAGATCTGGGGCGTGGTCGATCAAAACGGCGCCCTGGTCTGCTGGCCCCGTAAACCGATAATCACAGCCATTAGTGCCTTAAGCTATCGCGCTTCGCCGCGAGAGGATTGGACGGCGGTCAATCTGTCCTGGCTGAATATTGATGGCGGGCAGGTAGCGGCCTGGTTGGGGTTGGCGGATCGAAGCCCAAGGTGGGTAAAAATTAGCTACACGGGGGGACTGGCGGACAGCGCCGCCAGTCTACCGGCAGATCTGATAGAGGCAGCCACGGTCTTGACCATCCGCTTTTACCGGGAGTCCAAAAGCGGCTTAACCGATACAATTGGCGTGGCTGAGCTTGGGATGCTGATCTACACCAAAGCTTTGCCTATCCGGGTGGTGGAAATGCTGCGACCGTACAAACGGGTGGTGAGCTGGTGAGCACGATAGCCCAGGTCAAAACCAGAATGGCGCTGATTGCGGGCACTATCTCGGACCTACGTCGGGCGATGGACTACTCGCCGCGCAGCCTGCCGCCCGGAGATCTGCCGGCAGTTATCATCTTCACCGGTCCGGCCAGATACGATATCGTAGTTTTGGGTGCGCGGGGTGAAACGATGCTGGAAACGCGGACGTACCTGGCCAGGCTTTACGGAGCGCCAATTGCCTTGGGGATCGACGGAGAGGCGGAGCAGCAGGTTGAGCCGTTTCTGCGTAGCCTGCCGGCGGCGTTTGAGGGCCGGCTAGGGCTGCCGCATCCAACGACCGGCGAGGAGCTGGCCTGGGTACAGCAAGTTACGGTGGTGGGCGACAATGGGATCGGGGTCTTGACGCACAACGGCGACCAGTTTTTGGGAATAGAATTTAGAATTGAGGTAGAAACATATGTCATATAAACCTAAACGTAATGGGGCAACCGTAGTCACGCCCAGCACAATCTGCCCCGTAGCCGGCTGCGGCCGCTTTTTGGCCTGGCAGCCGCACCCGACGCAGCCAGACCGGGAGATTGCGATCTGCGATTGCCGGCACGAAATTTATCACAATCAACCTGTAGCCGAGCGGCCGGTGGCCGCTGCGGAGAAGGAGCAAGAAAACAATGACAACGCCGAATGACTTACACAGGGCAGTGGGTTTTAGACACTGCCGGCTGTACAGACTGGATGCCAACGGCTATCTATATGCCAATAGCCATACCACGGCTTATGAGGGCGTGGAATTGAACGGGCCGAAAACGCTGGAAGTAACCAAACCAGAACCGCGCCGCATCTCCCACACCGGCGCGGATCGAGTGTTGGCCGTTGATGTGCTGCCCACGCTGGAAAGCGTGACAGCCGTCATCACGGCCAGCGGAACGGACTTAGCCATCGAAGCGCTGGTCAACAACGTCAACATCATCACCCAGGGTGAAATGAAGACCCTGGGGCAGGGGACAGACCAGCAAGGCAATGAGCCACAACTGGCGATTTTGGGCTTTAGGCAATCGCTGGATGGGGTAACCGGGCGACGGCGCTGGGACCTAATTTGGCTGCCGGCCTGCCGGGTAATTTCGTCCGGGCACGCGATGAACGAGAACCCGGCGGAGAAGAGTTACAACGTCTATCCCAACGTGGTGAGTAAATACCCTTATGGTGCAGCGTTTGCCCAGTTGACCGAGGGGTTTACTGAAGCCCAATACATTGATGGGGTGGCGGAATATAAGCCGCACGCGATTGCCTTTTTGGGGAACAATGCGGCTGTTGCTTTTTCGCTGCCTACGGACCGGCAGGCGGTTTCTACGACCAAAATGAAAATTTGGCATCTGGTGGCCAGCAGTGGAGTGATCACCGATGTGACCGGTACGGTCACCAAGGCGGTCGGCTCTGTGACTTTTGGCGCGGCCCCGGCCACCGGCGATAGCGTGTTTGTGCTATACGAGTACGCCTGATGCACATTGAGACGGTAACGGGCATCGATGGGGACGGCCTCCCGATCAGCGTGACGGTCAAAGAGGCCACAGTCTTGCTTGGGATGAAGCGCACTCGGATGCGGATAGTGGCAGGGGAGATTGACGAGACGGATATCGACCTGCGCATCCTCCGGTTGATGACCTATCCCGATCTGATGGCGGCGACGATTGAGCAGAGCGGCTTTGACGAATGGCCGCTCTCGTTTGAGGCATTTTGCGCGCTGCCGGATGTATTCGCGTCCCAATGGGAACAGGCCGTCTACCGCCTCAATCCACACTGGCTGCCAGACTACAGTCAATCGGCTGAGGAAAAAAAAGGTCAGCCGTCGAACTAATACGGCGACTGACCGAGCGAGTCCGGGAGCGCGACGCAGCCCCGGCGGATCTCCCGGATCAGGTGGAGCTACATGATGAAGCACTGGCCTGGCGGGTGTGGAGTTGGCTGGAGGCAACCGATTGGAAATGGCCACCGGATGTCTTGCTCAGGCAGCCAGAAGCGCTGATGGAGGATATCAGCGTGCTGGCCCATCTCAGCCGGCAGGTGGAGCGTCTTTTGAAAGATAGATGATACCAGCGGTGGCCACCACCGCGGCCATGGGCACGGACAGACAAGCTGTGCCCATCCACCAATCAGGCAGGTTCTCGGCAAAGGCCAGGGATGTCCCGCACATAAAAGGCGGAATGGCAAACGAGACAACGACGGCGAAGAGGGCAAGTTTCTCCATGGTAAAATCTCCTGATGAACTGTCTTTAATTCTATATTCATCCTTCTCAATTCTCAATTCTAATGGCGACTGAACGAGTTATCCAAGCTATTCTCAGGCTGGCCTTTGACAAAAAGGCGGTGGCCGACGGCATTGCCGGCATCAAGCAGACCAAGGCGGAGCTGGACCGGCTGGGCAAAGAAGCGGCCGATCTGCAAAAGTCGATTACCCTGGCCCTGAGCCACGGGCAGGACGCCAAGAAGCTCCAGCGCGATCTAGCCCAGGTTGAGCAGGCGATGGTCGAGGTTCGACGGGCGGCCCAGGAGGGGCTGAGTAAGGCTCTGTTTGAGCAGACCAAAGCCCAACTGGAGCGGCTGAATGAATATGCCGACCGGTTAGAAGGCGCCTCGACCCGGATTGGGGCGATTGGCGGCGGGGTGGGCCTTGGCTTTTTTGCCCTGGCGCAGAAGTACGCCGATAGCGCCGGCCGGGCCGAACAGACCAGCCGAGACTGGCTGGCGGCCACCAACGACTTGGCCCGGGCCCAGCAGAGTTTGGGCCGGTCCGCGGCGCAGGCGCTGCTGCCGGTGATGGAGACCGCGGCGGATCTGATGCGCGGTGTAGCCGGCTTCGCCGAGCGAAACCCGGCTGCCATTAAAGCGGCCTTGGGCCTTGCCGGCGGGGCGGCGGCCCTGGGCGGGCTTGGAGCGCTGCTCAGCCAGGGCATCAAGCTTTACACCGATGTGAAATTCTTGGCAGCGGCGGTGCTGCAAAACAAGGCGGCCCAGACCATGCTTCAGGCGGCCGGCATCCAGGCCGGGGCCGCTAACAAGGGGCTGCTCGGCGGTCTGGGGGGTAAGCTGGCCGGCGGCGCGGCTCTGGCCGGGAGCGCGGTCCTGGGCGGCGCGGCTCTGGGTGTGGGGGCGAACGAAGCGTTCGCCGGCTCCCGTGTCGGAACCGGCGGCCTGGGGCAGATCTACAACCAAAATGCCGCTTTTCTGGCGGACTTGCTGCCCGGAGGGCGATTGCTTGGTCTGGGTGACCGGGTCCGGAGCAGCGGACTGGGCACAAATCTGGGCTTTGAGAGCCTGGGGAAATACGCCAGCGTGGGCGCTTACGGCGCGGGCAGTGTCTTTGGCGATGAAACGGCCAAGGGTTGGTTTGAGGCCGTGGCTAAGTGGACCGGCCAGATTGCCGACAATGCGGACAAGGCAAAGCAGGCTTTGACCGCCGGCGAGGAATATCTCAACAAAGACGCGGCCCTCGATGCGTTCATCGCCTATCAACAGGAGCAGCAAAACGCCGAAAAGCAGTATCGGGCCAACCGGATGGCGGCTATCAAGAACTCGATGGAGGCGATGGACCAGGAGAGTGGCCGGTACGAGGACAGCCGGCTGCAAGCGGTTGAGAGCTTTGAGGCGCAGCGGGCCGAAGCCGAGGCTGATTTTCAGCGGCAGCGCGAGCGGGATTTGGCCGGGTTCCTGAAGAACGAGGGGCGCGTCCTGGCCGATTATGAGCGCAGCCGGGCGAAGGTGATCCAGGGCGCTGCGGCTGAAGCGGGCAAGGAGCAGGGAGCCTACCGTAAGAATATCCAGAGTTATCTGGAGAGTTCGCGGGAGGTCGAGGCCAAGGCGGAGCAGAGCTACTACGACCGCCGTAAACAGATGCTTCAGCAGTACAATCGAGAGGTGCAGCGAGCCGAAGCGGACCACCAGCGCAGTATGCGGCGGATGCAGGAGGACCACCAGCGCACGCTGGAAGACGCGGTGATGGCCGGGGATGTGCTGGGCTTTGTCCAGGCGCAACGCGACTACGAGGTCCAGCGTCGTCGGTCCGAGCAGGATTATCGGACCGAAACCGGGCGGCGCAGCGAAGACGCGGGGCGGACGCTAGACGAACTGGAAGCGGATTTCAGAGCCGAGAAGGAAGCCCGCCAGGCCGAGCGCGAGAAGCGCCTGGCTGAAATGCAAGCCGAATATGAGGAGCAGCAGGCGGAACGCCGGCGCCAGACCGAGGTACGCCTGGCCGAGATGCAAGAGGAATTTGAGCGCCAGAAAGAAGAGCGGGCCACCGATTTCGCGGAGCGACAGGCGGAGCAGCAAGCCGATTATGACCTGCGCCGGCAAAAAGAAACCGAGCAGCATGAGGTAGAGATGCTAGAGATGGACGAGGCGCACCGGGCGGAGCTTGAGCGATTGCGCCAGGCCAAAACGGACCAACTGGCCGAAATCGACCGGGCATACAATGACGAGAAATCAAAACGGGAGCGGGCTTTTGCCGACCAACTGCGGGCGCTCGATGCGCATTACCTGGGTGAGCGAGAAAAGGCTAAGGACTACTACGAGAAGATGGAAGACGATTTCGAGGATTGGCTGGAGAATATGCGCGGCAAGATCGGCAGCAACCAGCCGGGCTATCCGGGCCGGGCAGCCGGCGGTTATGTGGGCAGCGGACTTTATCAGATGGGCGAGCGGGGTCGAGAGTTTGTGCTGAGCAATGCGACCACGCAGGCAATGGAGCGGTCGCTGGGATCGCTCTCCCAGGACCGCATTCTGGGCAGCCTGGGCGGCGGGAGCAATCGCTACAGCAACCTGAACTACAATCCGCAGTACACATTTAATGACCGGGATGACAGTCGGCTGATTATGGCTCAGATTGAGCAGCAGCTTGATAGAAAGCTGATGCAGCTTGAACGAGGGTTCTAAATGAGTTACGCATTGGGAACCACCGACCCACCGACCGACATTGAAGAGTTGTTGGGGACAACGGCGCTTACAGGCAAGCGAGCGCCGCAAGACACGTTTTACGAAAGCTCGGTGTTTGTGGACCGAACTGACGGGCTGCAATCCGGACACGGTTACCCGTATGTGACGTGGCGTTTTGGGGTGCTCAGCCAGGCGATGATTGATAACCTTAGAGCCGTGTGCCCCGGCCGCAGCGCCGAAGTCTATATCACTACCAGGAATGCGGACGGTGACTTCACTACCTACCAGGGGGTGATGATCTGGCCCCAGCGACAAGCAGAGGCTCGGCAGGCGGCGGACAAATTCATTGGCCTGGAGTTTGTTTTTCGCCGGCTGGAAGAGGTGGTTTGATGCCGGCTTTAACCGGTGGCCAACTGGCCTTGCTGCGTGGCGAACGGCAGCGGGGACGCTTTTATTTGAGTGTCAGCCGGCCCCGAACGCTGTTGACCGGCCAGGTCAATAACGGTTCTATTGCCCGAGGGGCGACCTCGATTGCTTACGACAACGGCGCCGGCAGCGGCTACAGCTCGATCCAGGCCGGGCAGGTGCTGCAAGTGGTCACGGCCACCCGCACCGAGGCGGTGCGGATCAAGGCCATTTCTGGCAGCCAGACCAGCGGCACAATCACGGTGGCCAGTAACTCGATCCTGTGGGGCGACAATCAGGCCCTGACGGTCATCGAGGATTACCCCATTGTCCCAAAGAACCCCTATTTCAACATCAGCGGCGCGTTCTACAAAGACGGCGACATCGCCTATAGTGACCAGAACGAAGAGCCACCGCCGGTGGTCATCGCCGGGCCGCATCGGGCGCAGTTTTTGGACGACGAAGGGGAGACTTATTTTCAGTTCCGCCAGAGCGATTGTTACGCGATCGCGCCTGGGGCCTCACTGAGCAGCCTGGCTGTCTCAGTAGCCCCCTCGGCCGGAGTGACGATAACCAACGAAGGGGGCGGCAGTTGGTCGGCCATTATTACTACGGCCGGCCAATATTGGGCCAAGTTGACGGCCACCGACAGCAACGGCAAAACGCAGGTCTCCTACCGCCGGCTGTGGGCCCACAGCACCGATCCCACGGACGAGGATTATCCTTATACCGATTTCACCATAGAGACGCTGGCCGGGGCCTGGGGCCGCGGCGGGTGGAGCCTGGGGATCACGGTTCACGGCACGGCCGATGAAAGCGATTTTCCGCCCGGGGCGCTAATCTGTCTGTGGTACCAAGTTAAATATGGCGACGATGAGGAATTCATAGGCGGTTGGGATAATGGGATGGAGGTGTTATTTACCGGGTACATTCGGCAGGGGACGGTACAGGCCGATTGGGATCACAGCACCGTCTCATTTGAGGCGGTTTCGCCGACGGCAGTACTGGCCGAGATTGTGATTGGCTCTAATGCATTTCTTGAGGCGAAAGCCTCGCCGGCGAACTGGAACCAGTACAAGAACACGGCGCTGACCACCGGGCGGGCGCTGCACCACTATCTACTGTGGCATTCCACCATACTAGAATGCACCGACGTGGCCGGGCTGCTGGACGATAGCACCCTGCGCGCCGGCGCGGTTTTTCAGAAGAGTGACTTGTACAGCCAGGTGCTCAGCGTGTGCGAGCAGCAGGGCATCAACGCCAAGCTGGTGAGCGACCACCAGGGCCGGCTGTACCTGGTGCGCAATCTGCAACTACGCAACGACACGGACCGGGCGGCGGCCACCACCACCGTGACGCTGACCGAGACGGACCGGGTAGGAGAGATTGGGATTGTGGACCAGCAAAGCGCCGAGGTTGCCATGACGTTTGCCAACGGCTTTACGTTCGATGGGACGACGGTGGCGGCGGTCTGCGCCCGATCTCCCGGCTCTACGCCTCATTCATCGGGCACGCAGTTCGAGACAAGATCCGGCCAGATTGTGCCCAACCAGACGGCGATTAATCAATTGGCCGGGCGCTTCTGGGCCACGGCTAATAAGCCTTATAAAGAGGTGAGATTGAAGCTGCACGGCATTTGGGCCGGCGTGGCCGATATTTTGGGGGATGAATGGTGGGCGATAAATGTAGCGCCAACCGGCAACAACCGGGGGATTGATTGGGTGGGGCAGAAGGCTTTGGTGCGCAGCGTCAATCACAAACTAGATCCGGTCAATGGCTATATCGAGACCGACCTGGTCCTTGAGCCAGAGGCCCTGGGACCGGCCGGCGTAGGTTACACCTGCGTCGGTCTGCCGACAGAGATTGCCACACCCAGCGGCCCGAGATGGACGCCGCCGGCTACTGAGGAATGCAATAATGCCATCAATGAGTGGACGTTTGATAGTGATTTGGAATCGTGGACTCTGGTAGGCGATGATGGATCTTCATTGTCTCACAGCGCCAGTTACGGTCGTGCGGCGTTAGGATCGATGTTGATTGAAAACCACGGCGATAACAACGGGGATACTATTCAGTTGTCCGGCTCATGGTCGGTGGCGGCCGGGGATAAAATGTGGTTCTGGGGACGGCTGCGGGATACCCAAACTTCCGAGGCTAGCTGGCAGGTGGTGGCGACATTGACGCCAGATAATTACGGAGAACCGCTGTCGGCAATATTGGAATTTAATTATATTGGTGCGCCATACGATAGCGGATGGATTAAATCAACGGTGGTCGAATTTACCGCTCCCATAACATTTACACTTCTAACATTTTCATTTTATGGGTCAACCGAGTGGCACATCGATGAGCTGTACATCGATGATATTGTAATCTGCGGGGACTGATGAGAGACGCAATTCTCAAACGCCAACAAACTCTATCCGGCAAGCTGGATAGACCAGATACTGCTAAGGCGGTAATTGTGGCCGTGGACGGCTCGGTGTGGTTTGACCAGGCGCGCCGGCTGGTCTGGGTGCAGCGCGTAGGCGATACGGCCGTGCCGATGCCGGCCTACAACCGCAACGTCAAGGCCCAGGTCGGAATACCGGTGCTGCTGGAGATTATGGAGGGGTCTCAATTTTCGGTTATCCGCGACATCGATGCGGAGGTACTGGCTAACCCGGTTGGAGTGTCTGCCGGCTGGCTGCAATCCGCCTTTTTAACCGATCACCATGATGACCACGAGCCGGGCGGCAATGACCAAATGTGGCTTTATCCAGAAGCCTTTACCCCGCTGGCCGTGGTACCAGGCTCTAGCGGACTGACCGTGACGGTGATCAGCGGCTATTATGAGGCCAATGGTGTCCGGATTTTTTTTGCCGGGGCAGAGGATGAGGACATCAGCGCCGGTCAGCCAGCGAGCGGGGAGCACCGTTTTATGGGCGTCTACATCGACGACACCAACGCGCTGGGTACGGTGAATGGCACGGCGGTGACCGAGGGAACGGACGCAGAGGAGCCCACCTGGCCGGCGGGGGCGACGCCGCTGGCGGTGGTGGACCTGGACGGCACCCAGACGGATATTCAGCTAAGGCGGGATATTTTTAACCGGCGAGCGTTTGTGACGGCCGGGGGTGGGGTCACCGACCACGGCGCGCTAACCGGCCTGGCTGATGATGACCACAGCCAGTATCACAATGATTCGAGAGGCGATGCTCGATATAGCCAACTAAGCCATTCACACAGCGGTTTGGCCCCGGCTGGTGGTAGTGCCAACCAGGTGCTTAAAAAGGATACTGGCACGGACTATGACTACTCCTGGCAGGATGAGGCCGGGGGTGGGGTCACGGACCACGGCGCGTTAACCGGCCTGGCTGATGATGATCATAGCCAGTACTATAACCAGACAAGAGGAGATGCCCGTTATCTGAAATTGTCTGACTACACCGACGCCGCAGTTTTGGCTAAGGTGAAAAACGTCGATGGCGCCGGCAGTGGTTTGGATGCCGACACGGTAGACGGTTTGTCCTCGGAGAGGTTGGTCCAGGGTGATAATGCGACCAGAACTACTCAGGCTAATGACTGGACGGTAGCGTTGCCTAGCGGATTTTATAATGAATATGCCGCCTATGGGGCTCCGACAGCAACTTGGTATCATATGATAGCCAGCCGGCACTCGAATTTTGACAATAATTTTCAGATGCAACTTGCCGGTGAGTTTTTTAGTGCGAATGAGCTTTATTACCGCATTATTTCAAACAACACGCCATCCTCGTGGGCGAGAATGTGGCATTCGCTAAATGATGGCTCTGGAAGCGGCCTGGATGCCGATCTTTTAGATGGGTTTCATTATGACAGCTTAATGTCTACCGGCACAGTCGTTCAACGGACGACAGATTTAAGTCTCACCGCAGGAGCCTGGAACACAATTGCATTTCAGTCAGCTCATTATGAACAAGCGGCGTGGGCCGACTGGGATACCGCAACAGCTATCTATGCCGCGAAATCTGGTCTGTATCTTGTCACCGGACAGGTCAAAATTAGCCCTTTTAGCGGATCGCAGGAAAATTGTGCAATTCAGATGCTTAAAAATGGAACTAATATCTACATCTACACCCAAATCAGAAATCAAAATTATAACACGCTAATCATTAACGCCCTGGGTGTCTATTATTTTTCAGCAAGTCAATACCTTCAGATGCAAGTTTTAGCTTCGGCAGGTGGATCGCCGGTGGCGAATGCGTATTACACCAAAATGGGACTTGTTTTTCTGGGAGCGTGATGAACTACAGTCTAATCATCAAGCATAAATATAACGCTTCGAATGACGATTTTAGGGTCGAAAAACGGCCGAGACTTATCGATGGGAAGCCTTCTGTCGAGGAGGACGATTTCGAATTCGTAATCACCGAATGGCATTTACCCGATCCGCAACCGACAATTGAAGAACTTGAATTACATGCACAAACGCAAGCGTATCAGGATTATTTAGCTGCGCTACAACAGGAAGGGTCAGACGAAGCCGAGTCAGTTAGTAAAGCTAAGACTTTTCTGAAACAGATCAAACAAGAACGCCAGTGGCTGCAAGCCAACTGGGATAGTGCTCCAAACGCGATAGTTAAACGATTGATGAAGCAGAATGAGCAAATTCTGGCGGTTTTGTTTGTTTTTATTCGGCGGAATTTGGGCTAAGTTACATCAGACCGTTGGATGGCTGACAAGCTATTTTTTTACCATCTTGATTTTTTGGGTTGATAAATAACAAGGAATATAGTAAGATGTAATCATCAGCAGGAGGCGTGATGACAAAT